CAATCGAGTTGATAATCCATGGTGGGAGTAGTTGGTCCTACGCGAGAGATCTGGACAATACGCTCAAGCCGACTTTGGACATGCTCCAAAAACTCAAGATAATTGCGAACGACAACACCAAAGTAATTAGAAAAATCAGTCAGCTATTCGTGCCATGCGATGGAAACTCGTATATGACAGTAGTGGTCAAGCGCATGAGTGGCGAAGAAATCCAATCTATTGAAAGCGACGCACTCAAAGCTATAGAATAACGGTGCCATTATTGCATCAGGAGAACCGCATGAAAATCAGGGATCGAATCAAGCAGCTAATCCGAGTCAAAGCCGGGGACCTAATCCCGAACGAAAAGAACTGGCGGACCCATCCAAAAAAGCAACGGGATGCTTTGCAAGGCATACTTGCTGAGATTGGCTATGCTGATGCCTTAATTGCCTATGAAACACCGTCCGGATTGAAACTCATAGATGGACACTTGCGAGCAGAAACCACACCAGACACGAAAGTTCCGGTCCTAGTTTTAGACGTGACTGAGGAAGAAGCCAGTAAACTCTTGGCAAGCCTTGACCCTATGTCAGCGATGGCCGAGGCTAATCACCAGATTCTTGACGACCTGCTTCGTGACGTGCACACCGAAAGTGAAGCCCTTGCTGGCATGTTGACTGCCTTGCATGAAAAGCATTTGCGCGAGCAGATGAAAGAGATGGGAAAGAACACTGAAGAACAACCGGACGAAGACTTGCCGTCAGATGATTATTCACAGTTTACGATCCCATTGACGGCTGGTCAGGAACACGACGTGCGAGAAGCTTTGAAACTGGCAAAGAAAGTATTCAAAACAGAATCTAGTGGTGAAGCTCTTAGCGCATTAGTTGAAGACTGGAAGACAATACGAGCGGAGATTAAAAATGGCTAGAAAACGAGAGTATACCGACCAGTCATGCTACGACTTAGCCGTTCAGCGAATGGAAGTGTGCTTTGACAAGTTTGACAAAGTAATCGTTTCTTTCTCTGGTGGGAAAGATTCAACGGCTTGCTTGCAAATAGCATTAGAGGCCGCCAAAAAGAAAAACAAGCTTCCGCTCGAAGTGTTTACATACGACGAGGAAGCGATCCCGCCCGAAACCGTAGAGTACATGGAAAGAGTTTCTAATTGGCCCGAGGTGTCATTCAAATGGTTTTGTGTACCTATACAGCATAGAAACGCTTGTAGTGAAAAGGAACCATACTGGTACACATGGGCGCCCGAGGACAAACATCGCTGGGTTAGAGAGTTGCCTAGCAAAGCTATTACTACGATCCCAAACTTCAAGCGTGGACTTGGCATAGCCGACAGCGTTCCATTATTTTACGGTCCTGAGAATGGAACTATCTGCTGCGTAATGGGCATTAGGTGTCAAGAGTCAATGACACGCTACAGGGCAATAGCGTCTAAATCAAAAAAGATTCCTAAGCACATGGAATTTCTAACGCCGTCAGCCGATGCTAAGTGGATAACTAAGGCGTATCCAGTTTATGACTGGGCATCAGAAGACGTGTGGCGCGCCCCGATGATAATGGGATGGGACTACAACAAAGCCTACGACATCATGGAGAAATCCGGATTGTCTTTGATGCAGCAAAGATGTGCTCCACCATTTGGCGAGCAGCCTATTCGTGGGTTGCATAAGTTCAAGACCTGCTGGCCAGAACTATGGGGCAAGATGGTTGACAGGGTTGCCGGAGCCGCTACGGCTGCACGATACGCCAATACGGATTTGTATGGATGCGGTCAATCAGATGATCTTCCTGAAGGATCTACTTGGAAACAATTAACGTTTGAATTGCTAAGGAAACTAACAAAAGAGTCTCAACCTGAAGTGGCGAGATCCATTTCCGCTTTGATGGGCGCGCATAGAAGTCGTTCAGGCAACGATCCAATTCCTGATAAAGATCCTCATCCAGTGTCTGGTTTTTGCTGGAGAGACATATGCGTAGTAGCAAGAGTTGGCGGCGACAAGTTTAATAGGATCACTCAAAAGATCGCCAACAAAGCCTTGGCTTATAGAATGAAGAACAACATAAAGCAGTAAAGGTGCAGCATGAGAAGCGATATGCCGATCAGTCATGTGGAATGGGTGCCTCGAGATTCAATCAGGCCGAACGATTACAATCCCAATAAGCAGCCGCCACCAGAACACAGGCTGCTCAAAGTTTCTATTCTGCAAGATGGTTGGACTCAGCCTATCGTAGTGTTTGATGACGGCACCGGTTCAAAACCTGTCATCGTGGACGGAGAGCATAGGTGGAGAGCGTCTAACAACGATGAAGTCAAAACACTTACTGGCGGCATGGTGCCTATTGTTCGCATCAAGGGCAACTTGCACCACAGGATGATGTCTACAATTCGCCACAATAGGGCTAGAGGAGAGCATCATGTCTTACCTATGGCTGATATCGTAAAGGCATTATTAGAAGCTGGCATCAAGAAAGACGACGTCCAATTCCTGCTCCAGATGGAAGAAGAGGAAGTCGAACGCTTGGCCGAGAAAGCTGGGTTGCCTGAGAAAGTGACCAGAAGTCACGGAGATTTTAATAAGGGGTGGGTGCCAGAATGAGTGTAAGTATTGGTTATGTTAGTGGCAATTTGGACCTGACGAACTACAGATATCCTACCACGGCGACCATGGTAAAGTCGTCAGACGGATATTCAAACAGTTCCTCAGGCAACACAATCTACGGATATGCCAACAAGCCGTGCGTAATTGTGGCTAACTACAGCCATTACTCTATCGCTGCTGGAATGTACTTTTGTATACCTGCTCCAATGCAGATTATGCCTTCGCGCCATGGCGATGAGAACGTTGCCCTGATAATCGTACGGCACAATTATCGTGGCATATTCTCGCTTGGTGGCCCCATTGAGGAAAAAGGGCGGCTTAGGTACATTGATAGTTGCTCAGACACATTGTTAATCTCTCCGCCCAGACTGGGCGATCCTTGCTTGAACTTCCTACATTTTCCTAAAAACATCTCGCAGACCATGCACACGCACCCAAGCGTTCGCATCGGAGTCATTGCGCGAGGTAGTGGAATATGTAAAACTCCGGACGGGTCGTTTGAACTTAGTCCGGGCATGTTGTGGTTGTTGCCGGAGAATGCGCCTCATGCGTTCTTTACGCAAGATAGCACGATGGACGTAATAGCGTGGCATCCTGACTCAGACACGGGACCTAGTGACGACGATCATCCAATGATCAACAGGACAATCGTCAACGGTGTCTCAGCTAATCAAATCGATTCAATTAGGACTACTGGCGAGATTAGGCGCGACTAAATCTGCACAGGTTTAAACACCTAAAAGAAGGAGGGGTTGTGGGCAGGAGCAAAGTAGCTGACAAGACTATTGCTGCGGCATTGGTCAAGGCTATGGGCAACGTCTCGCTTGCGGCAAGGCACCTCAAGATGGAGCGTACTGGGGTTAGTGTTCGCATCTCAAAGAGTTTGTATTTGCAGCAGATTTTGCATGACGCTCGAGAGTCCATGGTTGACAATGCCGAGTCAGCGTTAAATCGGTCCGTGCTGTCCGGAGAGGCTTGGGCCGTCTGCTTTACTTTAAAGACTCAAGGCAAGTCTCGTGGATACATTGAGCGTCAAGAGATTAGACAGATAGAATCGATTCAGGTTGAAATAGCGGAGGAGATCGTTGATGCGCATCAAGCGCGTACAGATGCAGCTACACCAGACGCAAGCTGATTTTGCAGCCTGTCAAAAACCGTATAGAGGATTTGTGGGAGGACGTGGCGCAGGAAAAACGTTTATCGGCGCATACGACATGATCAGGCGGTCTACCAGTCCATCAGGGCGCAATCGTCTGTACATGGTAATCGCTCCGACTTACAACGTGTTATCCGACGTTACAATCCGATCATTCAAGCAACTTGCCATTAAGCTGCACTGTTACGACCCTAGTAAAGCTAGGCTCAATCCACCGTCTATGACTATGCCCGGAGGGTCCGAAATACTGTTCCGGTCCGCAGATACTCCGGAGCGATTGAGAGGTCCTAACCTGTCAGGCGTATGGATGGACGAGGCGTCTATCATGCACCACGATGCCTATCTAATTGCAATCGGTGGATTGAGAGAGCAGTCTGGTGCTGGTTGGTTATCGGCTACGTTTACGCCCAAGGGACAGGGTCACTGGACATACGAAACGTTTGGCAAGAGTCGTCCGGGCAACGCTCTGTACCACTCAAGCACATATAACAATCCTTTCCTTAGCCCAGATTTTGTTCGCAATCTAGAGGGCGAGTATGTAGGAAAGTTTGCAGAACAAGAACTGAGTGGAATGTTTGTGGACCCGGACGGCAGCGAGTGGCCAGCGGAATATTTCAGCGATGATATCTGGTTTGACGAGTGGCCGTCCACGATTGCCATCAGAACACTTGGCGTCGATCCATCAAAAGGATCAGATGGCAAGAGCGGTGACTACTCAGCCATCGTCAAGCTAGGCAGAGATGCAAACGGAATACTCTATTGCGAGGCGAACCTAGAGCGTAGAAACACTGAGGAAATTGTTAGCGTGGTATTGGAAACACAAGGAAAGTTTCGGGCTGATGGTGTTGCCGTAGAGTCGAATCAGTTTCAACAGTTGCTAGCGGTACAGATACAGGAACGGGCACGAGTCGCTGGTATGCCTTGCCCCGTTGTGCAGCTTGTCAACACGGTGTCCAAACAGGTTCGCATTCGTCGCCTTGGGCCATACCTAGCGCAGAAGACAATCCGGTTTAAATCGAACAGTATTGGCACTAAGCTTCTCGTCTCACAGTTGCGCGACTTTCCTACGGGCAAGCATGACGACGGCCCCGATTCGCTTGAGATGGCATTGCGTGTTATGATCGATTTATACAACGGCCGTCACTCAAGAATCGTTAAGAGGGTTGGAGTATGACCACATGGTTTGAGCGACTCTTCGGCAACCGGCCGCAGCAACAATCGCCACGACAAATCCGAGAAAACCTTGAAGAACAGATCCGCATCAATCACTTGCAGCGCAAAGTGAAAATCAGTGAATCGTACGCAGACTCAGACTATTGGTTGTCGTCCTATGTGGACATGCTCGCCCGTTATAAAGACGGAGGCCAACTGGCCTATCCAATTACTCAGCCTACCGATCGTCGGTACGGTGGGAACTTTCCATTCTGGTACTCGGAGCAGCAACTGTCATTGATTCGTGCTCAAGCACGTCTAATTACGACTATGAGCCCCAATGCTCAGGGATTGGTCAATGGACTCTGCTCATACGTCATCGGCTCTGGATACCAATATGACGTCGTAGAAAAGCCCAACCGTAATGTGCCTGAGAACATCATGGTTCGCATTCAAGACACCATTGACAAATTTATTGAGGAGAACGCATGGTCAGAGATGGAGCAGGAATTATTTACTCGATCCAGAGAGGACGGTGAATTCTTCCTACGATTGTTTGCGCAGGAAGACGGCACCACGATGGTGCGAGTCGTCGAGCCTGAGCAAGTATTCATGCCGCCGGGCGGCTCCCTGTACGACTACTCCTACGGCATCAAGACCGACCCAGACGACGTCTGTAACATTATTGGATATTCAGTCGCATACGTTGCTTCTGCCGGTGAGGACGGGTCAAACAATCCAATGGCCGCAGAAGAAGTGCCAGCCGATGAAATGATCCACATGAAAGTAAACGTCAAGCGCAACATCAAACGCGGCCTATCCGACTTCTCTTACGACACGCTGGACGCTTTTGCAGTCGCAACAAAACTGAGAACTAACCTTGGCGAAGGTGCAGCCGTTCAGGCTGCAATCGCTGGTGTGCGACAGCACGATGCCTCGTCAATTGGGCAAGTTGATACGTTCATCAATTCTGCCTCAGACTACACTCAGTACAGCCCCGTCACGCAGAAGGGCACAGACTTTCAGCAGATCAAGTCCGGCACGTTTATGGACATCCCGAAAGGGATGAATTATGTCCCGCCACCTGCTGCAACCAACTCATCGGGGCACCTTGAGATTATGCAAGCATTGCTGCGGTCAGCAGGCAATCGACACAACGCACCAGAATGGCTAGTCAGCGCAGATGCCTCAAATAACAATTACGCTTCTAGCATGACGGCAGAGTCGCCATTCCTGCGCCACTGCAAACGTCTTCAAAAACTATATGAGCGGACTTTCCTACGGGTAATTCGTGCGGTAATTCAAAACGCCATTGATGCGGGAAAGCTTCCTCAGGCGACCATGAAATACATCGACATTGTTGCAACTGCTCCACAGTTGGAAGTGCAGGATGCCGCTGGTACAGCTAATGCCAACCAGACGTATGTGACTCTTGGCATCAAGTCCCGTCAGACAGTCGCGCAAGAACTGGGCCTTGACTGGGACACTGAGTTGACTAACCAGCAGGAATACGCTGAGCAACTGGGCAATACCGGTGGCGTAAATCAGTCAGACGACGCTACCCCAGGCGTTCCTGCTCCAGAACAGCAGCCGGTCGCACCGGAGAACAGCGAACCACCAGAACAGACTGAGGAAGCAAGCGACTTTACAATCAGGGATCGCCTGTAATGAATTACGTCTCGTCTCGCATAGCAGCCCGGCAAGGAATCCTGCGCGTAGACACGCTTGTAAAGTCCGACGAGCGGGCGAACATAATTGACAGGAAGATCCGTGGAATATGGAAGAAGATTCAAGCTTTGTTAGCTGAACGGCCAATCAATCTCAATACTCAGCACTTGTTAGCGGCATTGCTGGTTGACATTAACACGACGGCAATTGCTGGCACAGGCGACACGCTCAGGCGTATTGTCAAGCAATCCCGCATCCAGACGGCAAAAGATTTAGTCGGATCGGTACCCGTTGAGTACATCAATCTTGCACTCGCTGGCAACCGAGCGAACTTATCCAGCAGGACGATAGTTCCGGTGACTGAGGCCCGACGTGCCACTCCTGCTGAACGGGCGCAGATAGAAGCGATGCTCTTGCCAAACGATGACGAGGAGGACGTCAACCGCATCGTTTATTCTCCGACTCATGGCACTAGCTGGGAGCAAAGATTCGCTTCCCAATCGCAACTGGCGCCACCTGCTGTCTTAGCTGCACAAGTTTCGCTGGCATTGCTACAGGGACAATCCGTTCAACAGTTGACCGCTCAATTAGCTCCGATAGTTGACAACGTCATGACATCAGCCCGGAGAATTGCAAGAACGGAGTCATTGAGGGCGTCGACTGAGGCGACTCTGGCCATGTACGAGAACCTTGGGCCACTCGTCATCGGTTACCAGATCCACGCAATTCTGGACTGGAGAGTGCGACCACATCATGCGGCGCGACACGGCACAATTTACTACCGCAATCCAGAACCCGGACAGCCGTCTATGCTTCAGATGCCAAGGCCCCCGATTGAGGAGGACGGCACCGTTGCGTACAATTGCCGATGTACACTGTCCGCCGTCATGCAGCCCTCCAGAGCCGTAGAAGACGACCCAGCACTCAAAGCGTTATTCGCCGACGTTGCCGGATCAGTCATTCCAGACCCAAGAACTTATGACCGATGGTTTGACCATGCAAGCGAAGCGGAGAGACGTTGGGCAGTAGGGGCGCGCCGCATGGCGGCAGCACGTCAAAAACTACAACCGGGCGAACCACTCAGGTGGGCGTCAATGGTTGACCCGCAAACCGGAACACTACTGCCGCATCAGGAAATAGTCGCAGAGACACCACGGCGCAGAGTTGACCGAATTAAACGTGTCAGCGACATTATTGCTGATCGCTCAGAGTTGCACCGTCAAATTACCACATACGGATATCTTCCGGCTGAGCCTGTAATAGGTCGCCGTGTAGAGCCCAAAAAGAGGCCTCGTAGGCCGTCAGCCGGTGCCCGGTTCGCAGACCTAGTGCGAGCCAAGATGCAAGCCAGAAGAGCCCAAAAACGTCGCAGAAGTTGACACGGGCATTGCACTGGAGGTACAAAGTACATATGGCAAGAATTATTCGCACAATCGAAGCGGTCGCATCGTCTACTGGTGTGGAAGTAGATCGGGATGCTGGCATTATCCACGGTGTAAAAATACTTGGACTGGTCAGCGACAATAACCGCAAATACATGCCTGAGGCCGTTCGTAAGGCTAAGAGTCTGTACGAAGGCATCAAAGTAAACATTGATCATCCAGCAGAGAGCGGCGACGTTCGCAGCGCGGAAGACAGATTCGGAAAACTGATCAACGTCAAGTATGTCGAGGGCGAAGGGCTTTATGGCGACTTGATGTTCCTCAAGTCGCACCCGATGGCTGAACGTATCTGCGAAGCGGCAGAACGTAACGACATGAACGACACGTTTGGCCTATCCCACAATGCGCAGGGCGACGGCCAAGAAGACGATCAAGGTTGTTTTGTCGTAAGCTCAATCGTTGAAGTCCGGCACGTTGATCTTGTCGCAGATCCCGCCACGACTAAATCGTTGCGCGAAGCACGCACACGCATGAAAGAAGCGACAGATTTTGAAAACAGCCAAATCAAAAGAGAAAACGATCAGTTATTAGCCATGCCCACTGCTAAAGTTCTTGCTTATCACGTCAATAACACTGGCGGTTACATAAAAAGCAAGTATACGGCTGCTGAAATGGGAGGCAAACAAGCATTGATTGGGGATATTCTTCGCGCCAAGTTTCCCAAAAAGACAGTAGAAGAATTCTTTGCTTGGGAAGACGCTAAAAAGAAGAATAGAAATAGAAAGCCAAAGCCAAGATACGGCGATCATCTTTTCGGCGAAGCTAGAAAGCTGGGAGAATCCGACATGCCTGACGACGAAGATGAAATGATGACTGAGGCCGAAGAAAAGCTTACTAAGCTTCAGATCCATTCTAGAAAGATGAAGAACGATCCTCAGTTCCGGGCTGCTCAGGAGAAGATGGCAAGAGATGCAGAAGCCGAAACCGCAGCACAAATAATGGCTCAAAAGAAACGAGAAAGAGAAGGCGGTGGATATCAAGCCGAAATCTTTTTGAATGGTAGGCCTTACAAAGATTCTCGCATTCTCAAGAGTAAAGCAGAAGCGGAAAAGTTTGGAAAAATGTATGAGAAAGAAGAGTCCGATGTCGGTCAGAAATACACCTACAAAGTCAAGAAAGTTGACGTTTATGGGTACACAGTAAAAGAGTCAGACGGCCAAGAAGAGGAGCCGATTGCAGACGAAGAAATGACTGAGGCTTCAGGGGGCATATTAGGCCCCATCATGAAGGAAATTACATCTAACGTAAGTAAAGCCAAAGAAGCTATAAAGACCGCAAAGGCGCAGGGCGCAACTGCCAGACAAAAAATAAAAGGATCGTTAGGGGCAAAAATAACAGCGGAATTAAATAGAGTGTTGTATGTAGCTAGTGAAGCGTTAGACACGCTGGCCATGCAAATTCACACTATGGATACCGATCCCACTTGGGCAGGAGAGGGAATTATGCCTGACGACGAAGATGAAATGATGACTGAGGCAGAAGATATGCCGATGGAAGATCCTTCTAAAGAGGAGGAGATGACTGAGGCTAACGATATGCCCGTGGATGATCCTTCGGAAGAAGAGATGACTGAAGCGGGTGATTCCGGCAAGCAAGAGTACGCTGCCAAGGTTAAGCCGTTGGTCCAAAAGGCAGACAGCCTAGCTTCTGAGGCTAGGCAGAAGTTGCATGATGCTTCAATGATAGTGTCGAATTTGAGCAACCATGTTTCTGGAAAACAATTAAAGAAGTATTTGAATTCTATTGGCAACTTGCTGTCGGATTCAAAACAAAATTGTTTTGACGCCGAAAAATTTTTGTCTGCAGCCGCATCAGGCAATTGGGATATTGATGAGTCAATAAACGACGAAGATGAAATGATGCCTGAAGCCGACGATATGCCTGTAGAGGATCCTTCTGAAGAGGAGATGACTGAGGCAATTAGCTTGGCAGATAAGTACGAAGCAAGAGATTTTATCAATCAAAGTAGTTTAGCTCTTCACAAACTCATGAAAATGCTTAAAGATATTGAGGCCAAAGAAGATAGTGCTAAGGTAAAACAAGCAATCAAAACAACAGGTAGCACAACCGACAAAATTATAAAGGAATTAAGTAGTTTATACGCTCAATTTCAAGCCGCAAGTGTCATAGAAGAGTCAGAAGGCAACTCTGAAGACGATATGCCAATGGACGAAGCCGATGACGAATTAGCAATCGAGGCAGAAGACTACACCGAAGAAGAATACTCAGACGACGAGGACAAGATGGCCATGGAAAGCAAGAGACGGTTACAGCGGTTTTGCAAAACCAATGGGGTTGTGCTGACTGAAGGATTATTGAAGGACTTGAAACCATTGACTGAGGCAGCGCAAAGGCGTTGTATTTTGCGCATCAAACTGGCGTCTAAAGCGCGCAAACCAAGGTCGTCTGGTAGTATGATGCCAATGACCGAAAGCAAGGTTCACACGGGCGACAACGTGTTCAATTGGCTCAGATCTTAAGGAGTAACTAATGGGCAGCACTTTTGGCGGTAGTCGGTTTGTTTTGCCATCGGGTATTACAACCACTGTTTTGAATGTCCCTGCTTCGACTCAGATTAGCATCGGCGACCTGCTCTATTGGAACGGTACAGCAGCCGTGCCACTTAGCGCAGCAACCGGCTCGGGCACGGCCGCAATTGATCAGGCAACTATTGCCGCATCATTCGTGGGCGTTGCACAACAGGGCCGCATTGCCGCGCAGACAACCACCGGTTATCCGGACTTTCCGATCACTGGAATACTGATTGGCACAGACGTCGTATACGAGGCTACCTGCGCCTCGGCCACGTTTGAGTGCGGAGACCTAGTCGGGGTGCTTTCCGCTGCTACAGGGGCCGTTGGTGACATTGCAGACCAATCCGTGGTAGCGGTATCACAACCAAACCTTGCAATCGGTTACGTTGTAAACAAGTATTCAACTGCAACGACTCTTGTCCGGGTGCGCTTGCTTGGCAAAAACCAAATTGCTTTTGCCAATCCAAACGCACGAGAAGTCGGTAGCGGTCAAGTTGCAGGCCCCGGCACTTTGGCCGCAGCAGCCGATACCACATTGACCGTAGCAAGTCCTTCCATTCAGGTCGGTGTTCCAACCGGCACCCGTATTGTAACGCTTCCAGCAGTTGCATCGTCTAAGGGCATGATTTTCTACGTAGTAAACAACGCGGCTGCAACTCACGCATTCACGGTGAAGAATGCAGGCGCAACAACCATCGGATCGGTGGCGGCAACCAAGACCGGGATCTTTTTCTGCGACGGAGCGGCGTGGTACGCCACCATCGGATCCTAACTTACAACGAAAGGGGCATATAGAATGAGTGTTAACACGATTAAGCTGCGCGACCTGTTTGAGTCACGAGCAAAACAATCAAACGGCCGTCTTCGCTTTTTGACTGAGATGAAAAACGGTCTTGGATTGTGCGACAAAGACGGCAATGACTACAAAGACTTTGCTGGCAATCGCATCCTAAAAGACCGTCAGCTCCGCGCTGAAGACTTTAGCCTTGCGGAGCTTTGCGAAGCTATTGTAGGTCCAACTTGGAAGAACCTGTTTAACCCTGACAGCCGCGAACTAGGCCGCTACACAACGGCTCGCTCGCTGGTTGAGGCAACCGGTGGCAGCAGGGCCTTGATTGAGTCAACGGGCGTTGGCGTTGATCCAACGGCTTTCCTAAATATCAATACATTTACGTCGGTCGTGGGTGGATTGGTGGAAGTTAAAATTCTTGAAGCGTTCAAGAATCCAGCTTTCATCGGCGATGCACTTTGCCCCGCTGAGCCGACAAAGTTGAACGGCCAGAAGATCATCGGCGTGAATCGTCTGGGTGACCGTGGTAAAAAGCGTTTGCCCGGTGAAGCGCATACCAGAGCTCAGTTCAACGAGCGTTGGGTGCAGACGCCAGAAACTCGTGAGAATGCACTCGCTGTTGACGTGTACAAAGAAACCATTTTCTACGATTTGACCGGCGACCTGATGAACGTTGCCGGATCGGTTGGAGAGGAACTTGCGTACCGTCGTGAGTTGGAGATTCTGAGTCTTGTCACAGGCGCATCGAACTCGTTCAATTACAACGGCGTAGCGTATAACACTTACTCCACTTCACTAGGTGCCCTTGGATATTTCAACGACTTCTCGAACCCGTTGAACGACTGGACAGCCATTCAGGCGGACATGCTAAAGTTTGCGCGTATGCAGGATCCCGGCACCGGCAAGCGTATTCTAACCATGCCCAACACAATTCTCGTCAATCCGGCTAAGGTTGCAACGGCCAACCTTATCCTGCAAGCTACCAGCACCGAGCGTAGGACCGGAACAGGATCGCCGACTCAGACAGGTAGCAATCCGCTCAACATTAGTGTTACCGGAAGCAACCCGTACTCTGGTCAATTCCAGATCTTGTCAAGCCCTCTGCTTGAGCAGGTATGCACGGCGTCTGCTGCCGATGGTGGACTTGCACTTAGCCAGTCTGATGCCGACGAGTATTGGTGGATGCTTGAGAGCGGAAAGTCATTCCGTTATATGCAGAACTATCCACTCTCCGTTGCTCAGTCTGCGCCCAATCAGTATGAAATGCTGGATCGGGGCATCGTGGCCAGTTACTTCGCTAACGAGCGTGGTATTCCATCGGTCTGGTCCCCATGGCATATCGTTCGCAACAAGGTGTGATAGGAGGCGACTATGTCGCGCAAGCAACAAGCTTTTGAGCCTGACTCTACGGAGCGGGCTCAGTCCGTTTATCGTGCCTCATTCATGTACCTTCCGAAAGTGGTACTCGAAGCGTGGAACGAAGAAGACGCTGCTAACAAATACAGGGACAAGTTTGACCTGTGCCCGTCTCGTGAAATCATTGTGGAAAAGGTGACCAATGGCAGCCGTTGACGATCTTGGCACGGCCATCAATCAGGTAGCTGCGCAGATCAAAGACATCACGGCCAACCCTAAGCCGGACTATTCCGTCAACGGTCAGTCAATATCGTGGGCGTCCTATTTGTCCATGCTGACTGAGCAGATTACAAAACTGCAACAGGCGCAACAATCCCTTGCTGGACCGTACCAGCGAATCTCAAGGATACGTCCATGAACACCGCTGTCATCTCAACAACGGGCGACGCTAGCACCGTAGTAATTACCGGTGTAGCTGGGAAACGAATCCGAGTGTTGGCATATACCATGAGTTCTTCAACGGCCGCTGAGGCGCAATGGTTCTCTGCAACGACGGCGATCAGTGGCAAGATGCACATG